ATCGCAATATCCCAATTAATTCACCCAACTTTTCTCTTGCAGCCGCTCGCTCCGCTTGTTTAGCCTGAAAATCGTATTGGCCCAACTGTGCGCCTTGGGCAGCCATAGCAAGGCCTTGCGGGCCAAATTTCATTAGCGCCGCTTGCCCTTCTGGGGTTCTAATGTCCAGCCCGCCAGCCAGAGCGTTTTGAATCTTCTGCTGCTGCTCTACTTCAAATGCACGTTCCATTTCTTGCTGGCGTGCAAGTTGGTTGGCACGGCCAAGTTCTCGACCCTGCACATACGAGCCAAGAATGTTGACCGGCTCGATTTGAGTTGCGCCTATGACTGCCATGTTAGAACCCCGGAGGTGCGGGCAAAGTTACGGGAGTGGTGGTCGGAACATACGGATTGATTACCGTCAACGATCCGCGTGGAACATACCCAGTTCCGGCGCTGCCGCCGGGCGAACCAAAGTAGCCACCTTTATACATTCCATATCCCATTGCAGCCTGACCGAGCGCGTTGCTCAAAGCGTTAGCCTGACCCATATAGCCAGATGCACGAGCCTGAGCAGATTGGTTCATTAGGTTGCCGACATTGGCGCCCATTTGACCGGCTTGCCCGGCAATCTGTTGGGCAGAAGCCTGACCAGCGCCATACAGACTCCCAAGCGTTCCAAGTCGGGTGCCCAACTGAGCCTGAGCGCGGTTAAACGCGTTCATATATTCCTGCGAACCCATCTCCTGCCCAAAGCGTTGTGCGCCCTTTAGCATAGAACCCGACAGCAGCCCGCCGCGAGCGGCAGCAGATCGCTCTAGCGCCTTCTGGCCTTCCGACAAGCGGAACGCATAACCGGGGTCCATTTGCAGGTCTTCCGGTCGGTAGCCGCGAGTCAGCATCCCGTAGTCGGCAGCAGAAGCGTCACCGCCAATACCCAGCAAACGCATCAGTTCGTTTTGCGAGGAAATGCCAGCCTGACGAAACGGCTCCTGCAGTTCCATCTGCTTTTCAAACATCTCGCGTTGTAATTGAGCGGATTGGTCAGCCGCTTTTGACTGTGCTTTAGCGGCCTTGCTTGCGCCCCTAGCGGACGCTGCGCCACCAACCAATGCACTACCAATAATTGCTGTTTCGATGCCCATGTTAATGGCCTCTTACGAACATGCCGTCGTGTTGAACAAATCCCAATCTTTCCAATACGCCGTGCATGTATTCATGCCCCGGAGTTACCTTTGTCGTAATACGATCTTTTGCAAATAGTTTCGACAAGATGCCTTTGGTTGCCCATTTACGGCGCCATTCCGGCAGTACCGAAACATGCAGTTCGTCGCCGTTAAAATACGCCGCACCAATACATTTGTCATCTCGAATTATGGCCTTAACTTCCCAATCCTTAAGGGCTTCTGCGTACGCCTCAAAGGAAACCGGATTGGTCCAATCGGTCGCTTGATAACCGACTTGCAAGGCTAGTTCTCGATTGTCGGCTAGGCCGGTCACGACACTTCCCGACCAGAGGATCGGATGTTGATAGCCGAGGCAGTCCCGGCAATTGTGGAGATAAACCCACCCGGTTGCAGCACATGGCCGACCAACTCAGGGAACGTATACGTCTCCGAGGGCAGTAACGTCTTGTTCTTGATGATCAAGTTCTGGTTACCCGACGAGTCAAACTGCGTCACGAGGTTGATCGAGATCGTGGCCGCCGATGCGCTGTAATTCGTCGCAGTGAACTTGTCGATGATGGCTGATACGTTCGTAGCCGTGTATTGGGTTACTTGCGTGTTCTCGGCAATCTTGGCCGGGATCAAGACTTTTACGTTAACTGCCATGTGTCACCTAAAAGGTAAATACCATTCGGACGCGGCCGTTAGTGCCGACCAAGCCCGGATCGCCGCCCTCTACCGGGTCACCACCGTTGCCGCCAGCGCCAGCAGTGAGGCTATTGTCGCCTACGATGCCCGTAGCGCCGGTTTGGGTAAAGGCAGCCCCTCCGTTACCATTTACTGACGGCGGCACCGTACCGCCCGTCTGCGTGCCTCCAGCGCCTTGCTGGCTGCCAAATATGCCAATACCGCCGTAGCCGCCAAAGCCGCCCGTAGAGATCATTTCGTCTAGGGCGTAGGTTCCGGCGTAGACAACAGACTGGGTGCCAGCGCCGCCCACAGCGTCGCCTACAGTGCCGCCTCTACCGGCAGCACCGACAGTGTACAGAATAGTTTTAAGGGCATCTGGCGCGGTTAACACAATGACTCGTTTAGCGTAGGCACCGCCGCCACCACCGCCACCGGGGTTCTCTTGGGGTTCATACAAGAACTCGCCAAATATCTGGGTGACAGTGCCGTAGCCACCGCCACCGCCTGCGCCCCACACCTCAATGGTGACGCCCGTGGCTCCCGTGGGAATCGTGACGCTACCCGACCCAGACGAGAAGTCGAATACACCGGCACCGGCTCCCCCCGTCGTGCCTGCAATCGCCGCTGCTAAGGTAGCGCCGCCCATTAGGACAATCCCGCTCCGCTGATCAGCCAAGACGTGCTGCCAATCTTGACGCAGGTAGCCAAGCCGTTACGAGCCAAAGTGCGAGTGCCGGTCGTGGTGCTGTTCGCCAGAGTCAGGGTGTCGGTCGTAATGGAAATCGACAACGCGCTGGTATTGACGTTGACGATAATAATCACGGTGCCCACCGGGAACGCGACGGCCGAGTTAGCCGGAATAGTCAGCGTTAGGCTGGTGCCGTTCATCAAAATGGACTTGCCGCGATCTGCCAGCACTAACTGATAGTTAGCCGTCTTAGATACCTGCGGGGCTTCTCGATAGCCCACAGCATAGTTCGCGCTAACCGAGTCGTTGTCCGGGATCAGCGGCGTGCCGGTGAACGTGGGCGAGGCAATCGGCGCATAGGTTGCTGCCGCAGCCGTCGTCGTCAGGGCGTTGGTAATGCCATACCCGGCTACGGTCGTCGGCGTGCCGGTAATCGTGGACCACGCAACGCTCTCCGTAGAGATGTCGTTGATGCCAGCGATGTCGTCGTACTCGCCAATCTGAATATCGCACGAGTCTTTCAGCACGAAGCGGTACTTAACGCCTTCGGCCAGCCACATGTCCTCTGGCAGTCGTCCGCCGCTATCAAGAATGATGGGGTTGGAGTTAGCCGTTGTGCCAAGAATCGACGTATACGTCGTCAGCGGGGTCGTGGTGCCAGCAGCGTAGGTATAAATCTTTCCGCCCGACAGCACAGAGCCGTCATCGGTAAAGAACTGCGCCCCGGCTCCCGCAAAGGGTGAAAGGTAAACGGTCATACGTACACCTGCATAACAGTCAAAATGATTGAAGGAATGGCCGGAACTGGAGGAGCGGCGGCAAATTGCTGCAACTGCACGTCCAGCGCATCCACGGAAAAGTACAACTGAAAGTAATCGCCGTTAGACAACGGCAAGAAAAAGTTAGCGGCAGAGAAGATTTCGGCGTTGTTGCCTTGAATCTGAATCAGTGACGCAGAGTTTGCTACGGCAGTGCCGTTGATAGCAGGCCAAATATACAGTCGCCCCGTACCGCCCGAAGTCTTGTCTACCTGAATAGAAAACTGGACATTGTAGATAGCAGGTCGAGTAACTTTAATCTTGCTGCTATCGGCTGGGTCACGGTAAACGCCATACGCCGGATCAGCATTGTTGTACGTGATGGCGTAGGCCGTGTTGATGACCGTTGCCGCTTGAGTCTGCGTTGAGAAAAACGAACCGTAGTTGATAAGACCCGGTTCAAACCGAGGCGGCCCTTTTTGCAGATCGTCTAGTTGCCCCTTGACTACCGCCAACTCGTCCTCGACGTTAGCCGCCAACGCTGGCGCTAATTCAAGGTCAGCAATGGTGGTCTGCGTAGTACCACCACCAGTTAACTGAAACTGATTATTAAGAAAGCGAAACCATTCACGCGAAATCTGGCCGGTGCGCTCGTCAATAAACGGCACACGCGGGGCAGGGATTTGCGTGATGTTCTGGGTCACGACGAAGTGCCGCTCAGTTGCAGTTCAGCGCCCATGATGGCGACCTTGACCGGATCGGTGCCGCTGATCTCGTACACGCGGTCACGCAACTTCAAAGTCATGCCAAGGCGTCGAAAGATAGCGCGAGTGCCGTATTGACCAGTGCGACCCATCGACACAGTGCGCTCGCCGTTCCACGTATGACCGCCGTCGTCAGACCATCGCAGCATCAACTGCGGGTTAGCGCCAACAACAGGCGTCGTCTCAATCGCAAGGCTCAAGCCATCGTCCTGCACAACACCTAGTATGTTGTTGCAGGTCTGAGTCTCAATATCTTGTGGTACGTTGGTTCCAAGGTTGGCGTTGAGCGACGGTGCGCCAGTCTCAGTGTTAATGATGACTTGCGTTTCAGTCGTAATCTCTGTGGCCGGGTCAAACGCATCAACACCCGGCAAGCCAACGCCTGTCTCGCAGTCAATCTGAAGCGTGTGGTGAGCGGTACGTTTTAGATCATTACCGCCGGTTGGCAGCGCACGCCAAGACCGCAGCCACTTCTGCGTAACGCCAGCGTCGGAGTACACGTCCAGATCAAACGCATACAGGCGACCGTTCTGGTAATCGCCAATGATTGGATCACCGTTGAAACGAGCATGGCAGTTACCACGGTGGCGCTTGAAGTCGCCATTACGGAAACCAGCACGCTCGTGCCACGAGCCTGTCGCCGCGTCAAACACCCATGTTGTATCTGCGTTGGTAAAGTTCAACACGTAGAACGTGTGGCCGTCTTGTTGGTACGTATAGCCCACAGCATCGGCAAGGTTGCCGTATTGCTGAATGGCGTACTCAACTGCATGGGTAGATACGCGCACGCCTTGGTAGCCATTGGCTCGATACACAATGCCCTGACCCCGAGCGTCTGCGCCGAGCCAGAAGACGGAGTTATCCATCTTGGCGACCGAGTACGGCGCAATACAGCCGATCTCGTTATAGGCGCCTTGGATACGGGTGAGCGGAAAATCGGCATCGCCGGAGTTGTACCAGACCTCCACGGAGTTCGTGCCAAACAGCCACGCCTCTCGATGGTCAATGATCAGGGATACTAGCCCGTCTGGTGAACCCTCAGCGCTTGCAAAATCCAAGGGGTCAATAGACAAGCCGTCCAATAGGCTTGTGACCCAGACGCGTTGCGAGTTCGGTTCGTTGAATACAAAGTAACCGTCAAGGTAGCCAACCGTTACCGCACCCGGAAAGTCGGGGTCAGTAATCTGGGCAAACGTGTCGGTTGCCGTGTTAAAGATGTAGCCGTCAGGGTTGGCAGCAATAAAGATTTGCGTGCCGTTGTCGGCCATAGATACCGGGCCTGTGCCCGAGACAAACCCAACAACGCTAGAGGCAGCGTCTTCTAAAAGAATAGTGCTGCCATCTTCTAACAACACTAGCGAGTCGTCTTCCAGCAACAACTGGTTTAGCGCAGCAGGCGCATAGTTAGAATCTAACTTATAGAACTCGTTACCAGAAACGACGTACAAGTAATTGCCTAGCGACCACAAGCCACGGATAGGTCCAGTGCCAATCGTGGCCTGTAGAGCCAAGCCGGGGCAGCGTTGCAAGTATGCAGGCTCCTTGCCGCCCTCGGGAATCACTTCTGGGTAAAGATTGACCATCCGGCTGTCGGCTGCATTGACCGACCGGATTACATACGACGACCCGAGGATCGGCGTCTTCATTAGAAGTTGCCCGTGAAGATATTAAAGCGCGGTCGGTTGACAAGCAGTGCCGCAGGCATTGCCATCAGGTCATCCGGGTTATTGATGCGCTTCAAGTCGCGCTTGCTAGTCATAGCAATGCGCTGCACCTGCGGAGAGGGTTCGACACCGAACTCTGCCGCAAGTTCACAAGCCAAGTTAAATCGGAAAGCCCGCAAGTATCCCGGCGGGAACGCGAGGTTAGTGTCTAGCGCGGCAGGAGTAGCCAACGGACGCACCGACACAAAGTGGAACTCCAGCACCTTGGTCGGCACCGGATAGATATAGATCTCTACGTCCGGGTAGGTCATATTGACCCACATCAACTGCGGATACGTGGACGTTACCGTTTTAACTGCAATACTGTTGTACTGCTGGTTATTGATTAGTTTGATGCCATACGACACGTTGGTCGAGGCATCACGGAAATAGGTGGCGTCGTCCATCAGGATAGGACGCTCGGCTACAAACACGCCGGTCGGTCCCATCGTAATGGTGCGGACGTTAGGCAGCCAGTTATAGACCTGATCTTGGGTCGAGTAGACCGCCAAACGCTCGGTACTCCACGAGTCGAGCATCTGGTTCAAAGCGGTGAGGGCATCCTGCGACGTGGCCGCAGAAGGGACTTCGCCCTCGGCCAACTGCCCGATCAGCCGCAACGCGCCGTTGATTTGATCGGCAGCAGTTGTAGCCATGACTTACTCCTTACGGCGGCGACGCGTTCTCAACGCATTATGCTGAGAATCCCCCGACGCCGCCACATCTGACGACGCCGAGGGTTCAGACTCATTAGGGTTGGAAGGATCAAACTCCTCCCATCCTTGTTCCATATCTTCCCTCGCTTCCAGCCAAGAGATAGCAATTTTTTCCCCATGTCTGGGGTGGCGAAGGTAGATATTGGACATATTACGAAACGCTGAAGTTGAGCATGTAGACCGGGAACGTGACAGTGTTGGCAAGCGTGCCCGTTGCCGCAGCGCGGATACGGAGACGATCACCGGCTGCCACCACCAAATTGGCTGCCGTGCCGTTCAGCGACAAAACGCGTTGGGCATTAGCAGTCAAAGCGGTGCCACCCGTGGTCTTAGTCGTGTTGGCATCGGTCGCCGCCAGCATCGCTGCGGTGCCCGAACCAGACGTACCAAGGTTGGTGATAGTAAACGTAATGTAGTTAGTATCGCTTGCAGCCAGCGCATCAACGCCTGAGAACCACGCAGCCGACAAAACGCCCGACACCGGAGCAATGACGAACACGTCGCTATTGCCCGTTGTCGTAATCGTTGCGCCCTGCTGCGCTGCGCTGAATCCGCTACGCACGTTGGAATTAACGAGCGTGGCCGAGTCAAGCGAGCCGTTGATAATCGCCTGATCCGCAAAAGCAACACCAATCGCCTGTGTATTAGGCATATCAATACCCCTTTAGGTGGTGCCCTCGGCGGGTTGCCCCGCCGAGGGCGTTGCCATTACGAAACGCGGTAGACGGTCCAAGTGCCAGAGCCAGTCTTACGAGCGCGGAAGTGGCCGGACGAAGCCGCCGAAACCGCACCCGCACCAACCAGCGTCCAGCCCGTGCCGACAGCCACCGTGATTGCATCCGAACCCGACGCATCAATGTTGATGACGTAGAAGTCGAAAGCCGAATCAACCTTATCAGCCATTGACGGATAGGCGGCCTCAAGGAGAGCCACCGTTGGCAGCGTCAAGTTGCCAGCCGTACCGTTAAAGGTGAAAAGGCCGTTGACCAACTGAGCAGCCGTTGCCGTAGCAGCAGCCGTCAGCGCGGTCGGGGCGCCCTGCGGGAAAAACAGCGGCTCAGTACCGCCCGCGCCAACCTGATATCCACCAGAACCATTAGGAAGTGCCATTTTAGTTACTCCTTAAATTTAACCATTAGCCCCAGAGGCGGACAGCCATCTGCGGACGGATCACCGAGTAGCCATACAGCACGTCGATACGGCACGGCATACGGTCGTTGTTGATGTCGTACTGACGAACAACGCGCATGGAGACACCGTTGTGGACCTGACGCGAAGCCATGTCAACGCCCTGCGGGAGCAGGAGGTCAGCCGTGGCAAACGCAATCGCGTCGCGGTGGTACACGAGGTTCTGCGGGTACTGGCTTGAAGCGCCACCCAAGAAAGTGACAGCAGCACCAGACTGCGGGAACGAGTTAACCGTAGCAAGCGCGTTGCCAGAGGTGTAGATCGCCGGGCTGATCTTCACAGCAGCATACGCACCGCCAGCGGCAGTCACGTCTTCCGTCACCACGAACTGCTGGAGCGAACCAGTCGATTCGCGGGTCTGCGGGTTGACCGCAAACACGTTGGCAATCGTGAACACGTCGCCCTTCTTGATGGTCTCGGTGCCAGAGCCGGTGATCGCAATCTCCGAAGCGCCCTGCGTCGAAATCGTCGTGGTCACGGTGTGGGCGCCAGCGCGGCTACCAGTCGTGAACTGCTTGATCGACTGCGACATGGCAAGTTCGTCGTAACCGAGGATGCCTTCGCCCATCAAGCCGCTCTTGAACTGCTTGCTGATCGTGGACACCGGGTTAAACAAGCCCTTCATGCCTTCCACGAGCGCGGCGTTAGCGGCCGGGTTCACGGTGGCGTAGCGGGGCGACATGCCAGCAGCGGCTTCGTTCAACTTCTGCTGCGCCTGCAACAGAACGAGCGAGGTGCCCGGAGTCGTGCCCGGAGTACCAACCGACTGGTAGATGTTGTTGAACGAGTTGGCAACGTCAGCGTCGATGCTGGCGGCCAACTGGCTGATACGCGGCTTCAGCACGCGCTCGGCAAAGTCGTCCAACTGCATCGTCATTTCGGCGGTCGTGAAGTTGACGCCGATGTGCTTCTGCGAAGCAACCGTCAAGGTCGTGAACTGCTCGTTGTCGTCCTGAACTTGCAGGGCGGCACCGTCGGTCACAAGAGCGCGGTCCGGCAGACGGATACGCAGCGTGGTGCCGATCTTGGCGCCTTCGACAGCGTATGAGTCGTCGTACTGGCGGTTGACGTTGCGGGTGATTACAAGGTTGTTCTCAAGAATTTCGAGAGCCTTTCTCGTAATCATATCAATTGTAAGAAGTGTATTAGCCACGAAAGTGTCTCCAAAAAGGTGTTAGCGGTTACGCGCTTCCCACTGTTTAATCTGTCGCTGACGCTCGCGCTCGATCCACTCTGACGCACTCATGGCCGCAATGGACCGTGGGTCTGTCGTGTCGTAGACCGGAGCGCCAGTGCCTTTTGCCGTGACAGGCTTAATCGGCGGGGGCGCACTAGTAGTCTTCTTAACCGGGGCGGGACTGTCGGCCATTTTGGCCTCAATCTTCCCGATTTCCTTAGCCTGAAGGAACTGCGGTAAGCGGGAAATGCGCTCGGCTTCCTTCGGATTAGACCCCAGAAAGTAGGCTATATCTGGCCCCAATTCTGACGCCTGAATCGTCTGTGCCATCACAGTTGTGATCGGCAGCGAGTTGTTGTACGCGACTTGCTCGAAGTCGTCGTACTTGTCACGCGCCGCTTCTTCACGCTCGTGATACGCCTCTAGGAGAGCCATCTGCTCCCGCTCTGCTTCGCGTCGGGCGAGGAGTTCCGTTGCTTTGCGTTCGGCCAGAGCCTCGGCATAAGCCTCGGGGTCTTCGTCTCTGCTAGGCAGTGCGGCTGGCTCAACCGGAGTCGATTGCGCCTTTAGCACCTGCTCTCTTTCCCAACTCTTACGCGCTTTCCTTAGTCTTTTATCAATGACTTTATCCAAATCATCTTGTGTAAAGAGTTTTGGTTCAGTCTTCTCCGGCTCCGCTACCTCGGGGGTAGCATCTACGGTTTCCGGGGCTGCCGTAGCCTCGGGTTCCGACACGGCCTCTGCCGCTACAACTTCAGGGACTTGGTTTTCGTCCGACATAAACTTCCTTACGGAAACCTGATGAAACGCATCAGTACGGTAAAACTTTAACTTACTAGTTGCTTTCGTGCAACATTAAACGATGCCTACCCACGCGCCAGCACGCTTTTGATAAATGGTTGTCAAAGCGCCGCCGTCGCTGCGGAAGTAGAAGTCACCGTTGTTGCCGTTGGCGTTGTTTGGGGCGCCTTGCCCACCCAGCAAGCCAGCCTTGTCTTGGTCGGAGCCACCGCCCGTGCCGGGGTAAATGTGGCTCTTGGAAAACACCTTACCGTCAGCCTTCAAGACATAGAAATTTGGCGATGCGCGAGTGCCGCCCCAATAGAAGTTACCTGACGGGTTAATCGAGCCGATGTACGACCCGTTTTGCATGATGTTGAGGTAGCCTTCAAAGTTGTTGAAGTACCCGTTCCAGATGTCGTAATACTTGCTTGACCCCAGCGAGTTGCCAAACCGAATGTTTGACTCCGGGCTAAAGTTCAACTGCAAATACGCTGTATCTACAAAGTTCGTAATAGAACTGTTGACGATAGCCGTTGCCGTGCCCGGAAGCGTGGACTCCGAATCCAAGTAGGAGAACGTGCAGTTCTCAATCCAAAAGGAACCCTGCCCTGCTACAGCCGTGTCTAAATACAAGTCGGCGTGAGTAGCATTGCCAATCGTGCTGCGGCAGGATCGGAAGGCGATGTTGTTGGACGATGGGCCGGATGCGCCTTTATCCACTTTAAACACCGGAGCGCCAATCGCAATCGAGGTGTCGTAACTAGTGCAGTCCTCGACGATAGAGTTAGCGCATGAGAGCAAGTGGATACCACCGCTAGATGCGTACTCCAGCACACCCTGCTTAATAAATACGTTAAAGGCAGCGCCCGAGGCGTTGGTGCTTTCAACCCAAATGCTCGGCTGGCCTGCGGCGCTTTGCCCGTTAGCCGTACTCCAAAAGTTAGAGATTGAAATGGAATTGATCGTAAACGCTTTGAGGTAGATAGCAGGCAGCGAGTTCGTCGGGACGTACTCGTACTCAAAGTCGTGCATCCAAATGGAGAAAATGCCATCGCTGGCACCGCCACCCATGTTTCCGTAGATAACCGACTTGGCGGCGTTCTTCTGCACCAAGCACACGCCCGACATTTCAATTTTGGCAACGACGCCAGTATTCGACCAATTAAAAACGTGCCCGCCACCAGATGCAGACTCGATAAACAAATCGCGGAAACAAACGCCAGTGATCAAAGAAGCGCTGTTTACAAAAATGTCGCTGGTACTGCTGAACAGACGGCTACGACCAGCGTTGTATGCGCCCAATTCGGCACGCATCGGCCCCTGATAAGTAATGCCCGGAAGCATTGGAATAGCAGACGTAACCTTGTACTCGCCGGGCGGGAAATACACGGTAGCGCCGCCAATCGACGCGGCATAGTCTTGGGCAGCAACGATGGCGGCAGTGTCATCGGCTACGCCGTCACCTACCGCACCAAAGGACTGCACCGAAACCACGTTGTTTGATCCAAATGCAGAAGCCGTTGTTTTCTTGGTTATTCCGTTCTGATCTAACGGAACCAACTCCGCACCCGTCAGCGGCGTGGTTGCATCTGGCAACTGCGAAATTTTAATCGTGGTCATTTATGTAACCCTTAAGCAGTGGTGCTGTCAGTAATAAGCCCCGTGCTTGCGAGCGCCGTCAGCAAAGATGCGAGGGCTGCGTTACCGCCACGGGAGCCAGTAATCGTCTGTTTAGTCTGCGGCGAGGTGCCGTAGAAACCAATAGCCGCTGGGCCAAGGCTCAAGTTTTTGACGTTTTGACACCAAAACTGCTGTTGGCCGGTGCCGAACAAGAAGTTTACAAAGTCTTCCGGGCTACCAGCGGTTAGTGCAGCGGCAGAACCTTGAACGAACCGTTCCGTTCCGCAAATCACATCGGCGCGAGCATTGGTTTCGTTAATGTCGCTATACGCGTTACCGACCACGTTCCAGTGGTGGTAATACGTGCTGTTATCAATCAAGTCGTAGAAGATGCAATTCTTGACGATGCTGCGTCCGGCGCCGACTACAATCGTGTCGGTTACGGAACCGGCAAAACAGTTGGAAATCTCGCTCATGGCGATAGCGCCAACCGTGATCGGGTTGAAGTTACCCGCGAGCGTGGTGTCCATTATTGACAGATGCAGACCGCCGACAGCGCCCGTTTTGATGCCGTTGCCAAAATTGCCTTCAAACCATGCGTTCTTAATGGACGCGACGGCATAGCCGACTTCATCGTCCATCGTCACGTCGTAGTAGATACCGCCGGTGCCAGTGTCGCCCGAAGTGCCGTTAAAACTAATGTCGGTGCCGACAACATGCACGCCACCGGCTTGCTTAATGTACAAACCCCAAGTGGTGTTACCGCTGAACTGACCGCCGTAGAACGTCACTAAGTTGCTGTAGACATTATCGGCAGACTTTTCGCAGTAGTAACCGTAGAGGTTGTCTTGAAACGTGCAGTCGTACACGTCAAACACCAAACCGCCACGGCAATACAAACCGTAGTTGCAATTTTCAATAAAGACGTTACGCAACACCCAGCGCCCATAGTTGGTCGCTCGAAGGCCGTTGACGTTACCGACGTCGTTACCGTCAATCTCAAGGTCAGAGATTTCGCTGTACGGCTCCAACATGGACGCGATGCCTGAAAAGTCCAGCACAGGCGTAGCGTCAGAGCCAAACTTGCGAAGGACGGTGGATCGCTTGCCGCTGCCCTTAATGTTGACCGTAATCGGGTTCGTCCAGTTGCGGACGATCGAGGTCACGCGGTAAGTGCCCGGCGGGAAGTACACCGTACCGCCGCCCGCGCCGTATACGTAATCAATCGCAGCCTGAATGGCAGCCGTATCGTTGGTCGTACCGTCGCCGGTTGCGCCATACGCCTTAACTGACACCATCTCGCCCAACTGGGCAATGGTTGCCTTCTTGGTTACGCCGCCATCAACGATGGGCACCACAGCGCCAACGGATACCGGATTGGTTGCAGCGGGTAACTGGGAAATCTTTATGGTGGACATGTTTTACTCCGCCCAAGGCAGTGCAACAGGTACAGATTCGTCTTTCGGCGGCTGAACCGAAGCGGCTAATTCAGCCGCTTTTTGTTCCCACGCTTTCTTGTGCGTCAGGTTCCACACCCAGCCGAGAACGATCTCCTCGGTCAGATTAGCCAGAGGGATGAACTCGCTGCTCGGCTTTACCAGCCGCGTCGTCTCTCGCAACGGGCCGAGACTCCAATCGACAAAAGCCACGACGTTCTCGTGTCCGTGCGCTTGCGGGAGAATCCGCAGACCTTCGACCTTCCAGTTGTTCATCACTTGTCCTCGTCAGCAGGCAGCGGCTCGTTGCCTTCTGCAAGCCATGCTTGAAACTCGGGGTATTGGTCATTGCAAGTCAGGCGGCACAAACCGTCGTCGTCAATACGAGCATAAATTTGTTGCTCGTTATCGCGCTTTGGCAGCATTTTGTAAATCATAGTTCTGCACTCCATCCAAGATAAGCCGTTGAGTTTACCCCCGTTGCTTGAGTTACATTGCCAGCAACAATGCTTGACGCAACAGTAAAGTTTACCGCGCCATAAGCCGTGGTTGTTAATACTGACGCAAACGCAGGAACGGCTGAACAAAGCACCGCCGCGCCTGCTGCTGAATAAAGTTGATAATCACCAGCAGTTCCTGATTGTTCCAAAGCAGATGGCGCAACTCGCATAGTGACAGGATATGGAATTAGCGCGCCCGCTGACGTTGTTGAATAACATTGAGCAAATCCAAACGGATAGTTAGCGCCCGTTGATTTAAGGCGATAGTAATACCGCTGACACAGCATCAACTCCGTGCCAAACGGTCTGCGCTCGAACGGAGTGGCGACGGAGCCGGTTTCAAGTTGGACGCCGGTAACGTACCAAGTGGCGTTGAGAGTGCCGATGACGGAGACAGCGCCGGTTGGAGCAACTACGTTTGCCGAAACCCACGCCCCCGCCGTCCCGCTGCGATCTGGGCCTGCGCCAAGACCAAAAACCACTTGAACCCCAAGGCCAGTCGTAGTCAACCAAGTTCCAGATGTATCGCCGGGAATAGTTACGGTTTTATATTCCCATGTATCAGCAACGGAAATTGAATAAGAAAACGGATATGAACGAGCACCGCCGTTATTTCGCAACGACCCACCAAATGTACCAGTAAGGCTAGAGCGAACCCAGAAGGACAACGTAACCGGACGAGCAGATGCGGTTCCCCACATTAAGTCAGCGACATTAGTTCCTTCTACCCCCTGACTAAAATTTAGGGTTTGCGCCGCAGTTAGCGTCGCATCTGCTGTAGTGGCGGTTACTTTTACCGAATTAACAAACCCTGACCCTGTAGGCACGGACGAATCTTGTTGCGCTGAAAATGCTCCATCGCTCGTATTTGTTATTGCAAACCGATCAACAGGAAACGCTCCGCTTGTCGTCACCGCCGCCCCAGCATTGCGTTGGTCGATCCGCATATCGCCGTTGATGATGCGGTTACGGAAGAACACGCCGTTGCTGTTAAACGCAGCCGCGACCGAGCCGCCAGCAGCCACAGCCACTTCGTCAGCAGCCGGGAAGTACACGCCGGTATTGGTGTCGCCCGTGTTCGTGATCGCAGGAGCCGACGAGGTTCCGTCAGCGAACGATGCTGCACCCGATGCCGAGAGCGTCGTAAATGACGCTGCGCCGGAAGCAGATAGCGTCGTAAACGCACCCGTGTTCGGCGTAGTTGCGCCGATAGGCGGCATCGAGGCCGCAATGTTCGTCAGCGTCAGTTTGTAGTTTGCGCCACCACGAGCAATGACATACTCGTCACCAGCCTGTGCCGGTGCGCCTGAAGGCAATGCGCTGATTTTAGTGTCGGCCATGTTATGCCCAACCTCTTACCGGATTACCCGGCGTTTCAAGTAAGATTTTTGCGATTTTATTAACATCAAAATCGCTCATGTTAATGACACGCACATTAGCGTGGAAACCGTCAAGCGGTTTCATCTCCGGCACTTCGCCGTCCTCGGTTTGCAATACCTTGCCGGTCGGCTTGTAGATCGCGCCGATCACATCCAGAGCGTACTTATGGCCGTCAGTAACCTGCCAGCCTTGGTCGCTTTCGGTCACAACGCCTGCCGCCTCTAATACGTCGTACAGGGCTGTGGCGTCGGCTGCTTTCAGGTAGTAATCAAGCGACATGCAAATAACACCTTTTTGTTGCTGCGCGATACACTGCGCTTCTGCAAATCCCGAATTTCTCCGAAAGATTTTTTACTTTTTCACCGGATGCGTACAAATTACGCAACTCTTCTACTTGTTCATTTGCAAGTTTAGCCCTAGCAACGTGCTGCTTGCCTTCTGCTTTAATTCTTGCGCGATATGCTTTTATTGACAGCCCAATTTTATAAGCATGCTCTTGTGTTTTTGGCTTTTTCTTTAATTCAGAAAATTGACGGCCTTCTTTAAGCATGTCTTGAATATTATCTTGTTGTGTCCCAATCATTAAATGATCGGCATTGCAGCAAGATGGGTTATGGCAGGAATGCCTTACAACCATGCCGTTTTGAATTTCGCCGTAACGCAACACGTATGCAATTCTATGCGTTCTAGTTGCTTTTCCTTTTAGGCTAAAAACACCGTATCCGTCTGGGTTTTTATAACCAGACCATTCAAGGCAGCCATTCTGTTTTTCAACAAGTTGGTCTAAAAACTTTTGCACTCTGTTTTTACCAACTTCAAGAATAGCGTTTTCTTTGTTTGCAGTTTTCATGCCGTGAGTGCCTGCAAAGTAGTGTTTGGCAATCTTTGTGGATAGAAGGCAATGCGACGGATGGTGCCGTTGAGTTTGATTGTGCCATCTGCATCTGCGCCAATTCTTAATTGGTTAACAGTCGGAATGTTTGCAACCGTATCCGTCAATGGCGTGGCTCCATTGCGCGTAAAGGCAATGTCATTTGTTTTATATGCAAGGGCAAATTTAGTCGCCGCAGTAGTTTGCCCACCAAAACCGTTATTCCATTGAGTTGATCCGCTTTCAACTCCGATTGACGCGGCTGTGTTTGTGGTTGTTATTCCCCGAATAATCATTCGGTTATTAAACGTACCATCTGAAAGCGCAGCCGCTCCTCCGTTATATCCCGTCGCGTTTACAGCATATTCAACAAGCAAAGTGCCTTCTGATGCGTTGTACCAACTGCTGAAATTGCTGCCGGTCATGTCATCGTTATCTGCGTTGCGAGTCAGAGCGGTGGTGGTGGTCGGGATATAGGAGGTGGGCAAGGCTCCGGCTTCTAGTTGTGCGCCGTAAATAAAAATGTCCCCGTTTGTCGCTCCAATAATGCAGCGAACAGAAGTTGCGCCAGCAGCCATTGTTCTGGTTAGCGATATGCGCTGCCATGCGGAAGTGACTGTCAACGTAGCAGTAGAAGTTGATCCGCCCGTTGAGTCACGCAATCTTAATTCAACGGTCGTTCCTCCATTGGATTTAACAAAAACAGAAAACGTATAGGCAGTAGAAGCAGAGATACTTATAGATTCTTCTATATTGTCTCCGCCTAACGTAGTGCTAGTTGCACCGGCCAAGTTTGATGCAGACGTTAAACCATCAGGCCCCGTCGCTGCTCCGGCTGTAGCAACCGCAGTACCGTAAACCGTCCAGTAGGTTGCATTAGCAAAGTCGTTGCTATTGGGGAAACTATTCGTCCGTTGCTCCTCAATGAGCAAGCCGAGCGGCTGTAGCGTAGAGGGGTTGTAGTCAAAGCGAGGGGCGTAGTAGGCCGCAGTTGTCGTCGGGTAATACGTCGTCAGCGACGAGGTGACGCCGCCTTCTATGTTGGCGAGGTTGAGTTGGGCGCCCCAGAGGAAAATGCCGGAGGTGCCGTCTCCGGTATAAACGACAGTTGTCCCTGTACTAACCAGCGTAAACGCAACGGAAGCAAGCGTTCCAGATGTATAAGGGATGCCTGACAATGTACAACGATACCAACCGTCGCCAACAAGCGTTATTGTTCCAGAAACTCCCGATGCAGTTCCCGTTACGCTTGTAGATGTTACTGTCCCTAACGACAAATCAAAAAACCCAGTTAAAATGCCTCCACTCGCATTTTCATATAATTGCGCTCTGACGATATTTCGCTCGGCTGCTTTTGCGTAAAAACTTAATGTTGCTGAATTTGACGCAGAAAGAGGCGCCCCCGTTTGAATAACGCGGTGCGACACTCCTGATGCGGTATTTTCAACCAATTTATCCGCTGTTTGCGTCCCGTTTGGTGCAACCGTAGCGTCAGTTGTAATTGAAGCCTCAGCAGCAGTCCAAGTTGTTTGAAACGTCTGCGATTGCAACAGTAAATTATGCTTCGCGTACTTCAGCGTACCCGTGGAGTCAAACAGCGTAGCCTGACTGCCGCGAGAGAAGGTTACTCGGGAATCAAGTGTCTGGTTGTCTATAAAATCAAGGTTCAGCGCGGGATAAGGGTTGACCAAAGGCGGCAACCCCAAAGAGAGAATAGAGGGCAACCCTAACGGCAGCCCGTTCGGATCATTCGCCCCGTAACTCATTGCGCGTTGATAGGCTTTGCGTAGACCGTGCCGCCAGCGACAACCTGAATAGCGCTGACGCGCCAAGGAGCGCCCGTACCGTTTGGCACCTTAAACGCAATCGGCACGCCAGCCGGGATCGGTGTATCGGCAGTCGTAGCCGTCACACCTTCGCCTACGCGCACATACGCGTTAGTCGTTGCCCAGATGACAACGCCCTGCGCTCCGGCAGGCCAAGCGTCAGTCGAGCCAGCAGTGCCGGTATAGGAAGCCGTGCGGGCCGTATAAAGCGCATCAACAAGGGGGTTGAGAAGTTCCAATGTCGTTACCTCACGCTAAAAAGCGTAACTTGTAAATCGTAGACAAGTACAAGCCAAAAATGGCGTCTAACAGGTTTTGCAGCGTTGTGTCGTCTTTACTGACGACTTTATACCGCATTTCCTCAAGTTCCTTAAGTTCCTTTTCCAGAAAGTCAAGTACGTTGTTGGACTTCTGGGCAGAGGCTAGGGCAATCGGGCCGATTAGCCCGTGCCGCCCCTGATAGGCTTCCGCGAAGTCGTCTGCGAGGGGAATAATGCCCTCGTAGAACTTCTGTAGTGCCTTGTGTTTAGCGTAGTTACGGGTATTCAGGTGCGTGGAATGGGTCACATCCCGCGCTAAAAATAGCCGTCCGATAAAGACTTCGCAGGTCATTGCGGCGGTAACTCCATCGGCATTTGCGGTGGCATTTCCATCGGCATTTCAGCCTCTCTAGGGGCCGAGGCTACAAGGTCGTTGGCGGACAGCATCCCGCTAATCGTGCCCATTACGATGTCTTGAATTTGCTCTTCGGACATGCCCGCCTGAACCGCGCTGATACGCTTGGTCTCGGCGTCATACGCTTTGATCTGCGCTTCCTGCTCCTTAATCCGCAGTTCTGTCGCTTCCATCGAGCGCGAAACGTTTTGGAGCATTTGGAACATCTGATCCATTTCAGCGCCCATCGCCTCAATCTGCTGGTTAGCGGCCTGCAATGCTGGGTCTTCGTCAGGATCGGAGAGCAACTTAGGATCAATCGTCTTGGCAAGGCGCTTGGCGATTTCCTGCGCTCCCGGCCAATCCATGTTCTTAACGAACAGGTCGCCTGCCACGCCCCACAGATTCGGGTTGGCTTGCAGGATTTGCGACATTGCGTCCATCGCCTCTTGGCGTTTGGTCATGTAGGACGGGCCGGTCGTGACGGCTACGTCGTACTTACCCACAGACGGGTTGTAGATCTTCTCGATGACAACGCCAGCCTGATCCACCAACTTGCGGACAGGCTCTTGTTGCATAGGGTCAATACGCACCGTCGAGGTTTCCCCGTCGATGCCGATGATGCGAGCGATACGCTGGGTATCGTAAATCTTCGGAATCAAGTCAACGAGTTGACGCGTAACGTAGCGGATAGCGCGGGCAAGGTTATCGACGTAATGATATGACCCCGTATCGCCCTGACGTTCACGCGCCAATATGGCCCGACCCGAGCGCTCGTTCGACGTGGCGCCAAGGCTAGAGTCATAGTAGCCCGTCGTAGACTTAATGTCGTCCGACGCGCCCATCTTAGCCTGAATAAGCCCCGTTTGTGCAAGGGGTGGGGCAGCACGTTGAGGCAGCGGCAGCATGTTGCCAGCGCCGTCCGTAACGTCAGGATTAACCTCCAAATACGGCCAGTTCTGGGTATTGGCGGTCTTCCACTGATGCTCGTATCCCTCGAACTGTCCACCGTAGCCAATAAACGGCGCTTTGGGGGCCAAGGCGAGCATTTCCGCCTCTTGGGATACCCAGTAGTTGTACATGCGCTGCGCGTCTTTAGCGTTACGCACGAGGCCGCTGATATAGATACGGCCTTCCACTTCGTATTCGTTGCCGACCACGCGGACAACCGGAATCGACTTACCCGGCCACTCCTGCTCTTCCAGCACCTCGTAGCCGTTTGTCTTCATCCACTTAATCTTGCGGATGTCTACGTCACGGGTGCGAACAGGGGCAAGGCCCATAGCCTCCATCTGCGCGGCTTCGGGCGAGTCGGCGTAGGCGGTCATGCCGCCCGGGTACAGGTTTAACTTCGCTTTTTCATAGTAAGCGTAGAAGTATTCCGCAATCCGTACTGAATCGTCGGTAATCCACTGCGCCAGATTCTCGTCACCAATACCACGGCTCTGGATCGACGAGATGGGTTCGGCGTCAGGAAAATGACGCTCAAACTCCTCACGGGGCATGTCCTCGGTTATGAAACACCATTCTGCATCGGCTCCGCACGGGTCTTGGATGTGCGGGTCCATATATACCGAGAACGAGTTACGAACGCGAGCGATACGGATGTCTTGGTCAAACGAATCGGGGTCGCAATACTCAGTCAGGATGCGGATATAGCCTTCGCCATACGTGACTTGGTTTTCGCAAGCCGTGTCGTAGGCAACGTCGGCATCCGAGATGTATTCGATGTGCCGGACGATACCGTCAAACACCTCAGCGACTTCAATGTCCGCCTTGTCATCGACCGGGATGACCTTGCCCGCAGGGCGGTTCTGGCGCTGGTCGTTAGTGACCTGCCGGACGTGCTGGGGCAGTTTGTTGATGGTGAGGCAGGGACGAGCGTTGATCGTCTGGCCCTGCACTGCGCCACGGGTGGCTAAGACCTCTTGCGGCCACTGCCAGCGGTTATCTGGAGAACCCGCCATAAAGCGCAGGTCGTCCAGTTCGCTATCCCGAGACTCGCTATAAGCCGTCAGGGACAATTGCATCCGGGTACGCGCTTGGGCGAGGATATCGCCCGTACTACGCGCACGGCGGCTCTCGGGCGTATTAGCCACCTGAGCCGCGCCCTTCATCCCTGTCGGGTCTTTAGCCATTACTTGCCCTTCTTACCCTTGGCCGCAGCGCGGCGCTTGACCGAGAACGCGATGGCAACGGCTTGCTTTACCGGCGTGCCTGCCCTCACTTCAGCGCGGATGTTCTTGCGGAAGGCGCCCTTAGACGCAGACCTTACTAGAGGCATTAACGCATACCCCGTTTCATCGGAGTCGGTCGGAAATCAACCGTAGTGCGGATCATTTCCTCGTTTACGCGCTTCGGCATACGCGGAGCAGGCATCCGGGGCTTCTGCATCCGGCTGTTTTGGATCATGTCACCGACTGTTGCGCCGGGAGACACGCCGATTGGACCGGGGTTTTTCTTTCCGTACATGTTTTTTAGCCTTTTTTGGAGGTTTTACGGGGTTTTCGGGCGGTAAGGGCTGACTTTCTGAAATTGGCAGCCGTTGGAGCGCCCTTAGAACCCGGTTTACGCATCTTTTCGCCCGATCCCGCAGCGATTCGAGCGCGTTTAGCATGAATGTTCGCATATAGTCCCTTTTTTGCAGCCATTTCAGCATTTCCATCGTTTTAAGGATGCTTTAGCGCGTTCGGCTGGCCCCTTGGCGTTGCGAACGACCCCTTTCATGCGGGCGCAAAACGACTTTTTACGTCCTGCGTCCGCTTTTGTCTTCGGACTGGGCGCCGGAGCCTTCAAATTAGACCCCGTTGCACGATTATATTTTGCACGGCCTTTCGCGGTCAATCCCGCCCCTCTTGACACGGACTGCTTTTCTCCTCTACCAACTGAGAGGCTGACGGACTTCTTAGCCATTAGGCACCCATCCAAGTGTTAATCATGCCGCTCTCGCGGCTAGTAGTAATCGTGCGCGGTCGCTCGCGGTATTCGCGGTGCGCCACTGGATACGCAAACGTGACGGCGATGGCATCGGCAGCGTCGGGCGATGCAAGGCCACGCGCCTTCATGTCTTTCTTCGACTCCAACAAGATGGAGCCAGAGGAATTAATTTTCTGTTTTGGCCCTGTCAGGTCAGCCTTTAACTGCCTATCATTGGGTAGCGCAGCGTCTTTCAGCCACGCTTTCATTTCGCCCCACAACTCTGCACGCTTGTTTTGCCACATAGCCGGGGTCTTGGACTTCCATCCGAAGTTAACGCCACGCACTACCTTATAGCGCTGCTCTTTCAAGCGATCAAGGATGCCGTAGCCTAATCCGCCTTCGTCGAGGACGACGAGTGTGGGTTGGTACTCTTCAATCGCGTCGATAACTCGGCCAACAATCTCCATCGTGTCTTCGCCTTTAAAGCGCTTGATGGCGATGATGTCTCGACCTTTGCGGACGGCGATAACGGTTGAGTCCGCTCCGCTGCGAGCCGGATCGACTCCAATAACAATAGGCGCCGTCTCATCCTTGTACTTGCTACGCGACATCGCCAAATCCACAAGGCTTGGCGGTATGAATTGATCGTCTCCTTCAGACGGAAACTCGCCATAGACTTCCACCTTGGCTTGCGGTGAGTCGATGCCGTATTCGTCGATGATCTGTTGATACACCGACTTGTCGGTTTCTTCAACGGTGCGAGCGTCAATGTTGCGGGTGTTCCAGAACGCACGCTTAGAGTGGAACGCCTCGAAGAAGTAGCCCTCGTTACGACGGGGGTTGCTAAACGACATCCAAAAACGGTGCGGGGTGTTTTCCGTAAAGAAGCCTGCCGTCACCGACCAGATGGGGTCAGGGATACCGCTGGCTTCGTCGAAAATCACCATAACGCCATCAAAGTTGTGGACACCAGCATATGAGTCGGGGTTCTCTTCCGACCACAAGCGACCTTCGACGGACCAGTAGCGAGTACCTTTCTTGAGGTCACGTTCAACCAGTTCGGCGAGCCACTTAGCGGGCATCACGCGGGTGGCGCTAATCTCAAACCAATGCGAGTTGATGAGGAGCGCTGCCCACTTAGTAATTTCTGCCCATGTGATCGAGCGTAACTGCGCTTCCGAGTTAGCCGACACAATGGTCGTTGAACCTATGCGGGTACTCAACATCCAGAGGATGAGCCACGACACCAGAGCAGACTTACCGATACCGCGACCAGAAGCCGTTGCCATACGCAGGACTTCGTAGGAGGTTGCGGTCTTATTCTTCGCAACATGTGCGGCGATGTCGCGCAGGATTTCCCGCTGCCACTTACGCGGACCCTTGAAGTGTTCTAAAGGCGTGCCTTTCTGGCCCCAAGGGAAAGCGAGTAGCACGAAGGCCTCTGGGTCGTCCTTGATGACGGGCGACCAGAGTTTGCTCATCAGCAACTCTTCTTCTTCGGGGCTATAGATCGGCTGTTGCACGTTCGTCCTTTAGGGTTAGCGGCTCAGTAGCCTCATGCGCTAATTGATCCGGCGTAGCGTCATATACGCGGCCCGCCAAGACGCGAGATTCTGCCTCTTGCAGCGCGGCGACAATACTAATCTGGGATTTGATATCAACTTGGACTTGCTGTTTAGCCACCCAACCATGAAGGTTTTGGAGCAGGGCAAGCGCGGCTTTGGTGTCCCCATTAATCGCGCCTTCTCGCAAGGCCGACGCTGCCTCAACCTCAGAGTCCGCACGACCTTTCCCCTCGGCGACCGCAGCCGCGTTATCTAACTGGCAGAGTCTACGGTACTCAACGGGCAACAACCCTGCCGCAAAGGCCAAGGCATCACCCTTTAGCCCGAGTTTGGCGGCATCGTAAATCTTTTGCAGAACCTCCGGCGATGCCTTCAGTTCACGAGGCGCAAAAGGAATGGACTTAAAGGATTCTGTTACGAGGTTCATACCGGAACTCTTTGCCAGAACAGGCGGGAACGTCAGACATCCAACCGTGGTGGGTGGCATGGGCACACCAGACCTTCTCAGCAACCTTAGTCACTTGAGCGGCCCAGAAGCAAGAGCGGCATACCAGAGACTTGGCAGCAAACTCTGCCCACTCCAACTCCGACATACGTATCGACATAAGTGGACTGTAACAGAAGGTTTGGCAAGGAAGGAAGAGCAAGAGCAAATTGGGCTATGCCCAACCAGTCTGCTCTGGCGAGCAGCAACGTGCAGGGTGATCCTGCCGGGAGGCCGCGATCTCCAACAACCGTGGAGCCTGTGTGCCGAGGCGGAAGCGTCTAGGGATACGTTTAGTGCCTTAGATGGTGCATCCCTTACGGGCTGCTTCAGTTACCTCTCGGTCGCTACCAGCGCATCTGGTCAGACGTTGCTAATAAAGGATAACGGTAAAAGGTTTATTAGCGAAGAGCGTTAATAAAAAAAATTAAAAAGTTTTTGTGAGGGCATCGTAATCGTGACCGGTCAACGCCATGCCCCACCCCCCCCTGTTGTTTTGCCACAACACCCTGTTGTGCGTGTACCACAAGCCTAGACGCGAATGGTTATCGTTATGCGTAAGCGAATCGTTTGCAATACGTTATGTTGCGTAGATGCAACACGTTGCGTTTATGCAACATGGCTACGTTGTTGCGTAGATGCAACAGTTAGTGTTGCGTAGATGCAACAAGCGGAGGTGTTAGCAATCCGTAGTGACTACGGGAGGCTCTGTAGTCATTTCGACTACTAACGCTCAAACCCTATAAAAATAGGCATTTACGATCAATGTTAGTAAGTCAGTAAGTATTCTTTCCCTATACTTTTTATGTATCAACTTTTTTTGCAACTTCACTACTCTCTATCTTTTTTACTAACAATACGTTTTTCTCCATGTTTTTCAGTAGTTTAGGCGTTAGTAATTTTCACGCTAACTTCTGAATAGTGCTACTACGCTTACTGACGCAACAGATACCTAGCGTTTTGTGTATGTAACTTGTGTTGACAGCATCGACACAACAAGGTGTAATGTAATCGTTGACAACAAACACGGAGCAATCGCAAATGACTAAATATGAAGTGGCTTTCAAGCCAACCGACAAAGTAGGCGATCACTATCAACTAACCGTTACCGCGCCGTCACTGTCTCGCGCTGTAACGCTTGCTCATGACAACCTGGCCAAGATCATCGGTCGCGCCAACGCTCGAACATATGCCGCCTTTATGGCGCAGGAAAAGCAATCATGACTCGTTTTCTCAACACTCTCTGTTTCGTTTCGTTTTTCGTTTCGATTGCCGGTTACGTGATCGGCGCCGATCTGTTAGCCATTGGCGCGATGACGTTAGCCGGTGTCTCAGCGCTCATCGAATACGCGATCAACTAACTATAAGACTCTCGGAGAAATACACGATGAAAACTAAATTACTCAATATCGATGCCAACCCTAAGACTGTTAAGGGGAGCGCACGCGGTTATATGACTGCCGTGCTGTACTTAGCGCCTCACGATTCCAGCGGCATCCAATTGTGTCCCACGGCTAACCTTGCAGGCTGTGCGGCTACCTGCCTAAATACCGCCGGACGTGGTGGCATGGCTAAGGGTAGCGCCACGTTTGAGACTTCTAGCGGTACCGTGTTGCCTGATAACGCTATCCAGCACGCGAGACTTCGGCGCACGGCATTTTTTCATCAGCACCCCGTAGACTTCATGGCGCAATTGATGCGCGAGATTGACGCATTTCTGGCTAAGGCTAGCCGCAAGCGCAAGCGCCCGGCCATCCGTTTAAACGGTACTTCTGACATCCGTTGGGAAATGGTGCCGGTTACCCGTAACGGTAAACACTATCCGCACATTTTCGCAGCATATCCGCGTGTTCAGTTTTACGATTACACCAAAATCCCGAACCGACACGTTACGGGAATCGCTAACTATCATTTGACGTTTTCTTACAGTGGCCGGGCTGAGTACGCGCCAATCGTGGTTAAGGCGCTCCGTAACTATTCTGCGGACGTGTCTTTTGCGGCCGTGTTCAACGGTCCGGCGCCTGAGTACTTTTTGGGGCGCCCGGTTATCAATGGTGACGAAACAGACTTGCGATTCCTAGATCGTGCCGGGGTTGTTGTCGCGCTAACGGCTAAGGGCCGGGCACGTCGCGACACGTCCGGTTTTGTGATCGATACCCGTGCGGCACGGATTGCCGCCTAACCTAGGGAGAATCTAGCCATGCCACTAAATACACCATTAGAAGCGCTCACATCGGCGCTCGTGTTAGCAATTACAGCGCCCGATGATGATCGAGCGGCCCGTGCTATAGCGCTTGCCGATGAAATAGCCGCCATGTGTCCACCGGGCCATATAGCACTCGCAAAACGTGCCGCACTCGAAGAATTGCGCCGAATGGATGGAGAATCCGCACATGGATAGCCGCATCGAATACCTAGGCAAGTCGGCACGCTACGGTAAAAACGAACACCACATTCGAGCGCCTGCCGATGTGCCAGATCGGGCGCTAGTCGAACACATTGTGGCCCTTGAAAAGGACCACGATAGTTTCGGTACCTATGTGCGCCGATGTGGGAATGAAGCGCATGTTTACTTCTATACAGACTGAGGGCCGCACCATGTCACAAAACGAACAGATCCGGGCCGCGTTACTTGCGGGCCGCACGCTAACCCCTTTGGATGCGCTTACCGAGTTCGGATGTTTCAGGCTAGCCGCACGCGTGGCCGATCTCAGGCGCTCCGGGCTGGATATCGAATGCCAGACTGAAACTCAAAACGGCAAGCGGTATGCACGCTATGCACTGAGGGCACCACATGCGATTTCCTAAACTCTGGCATCTAGGCTACTGGTACTCGCGCGGCTACGATTGGCGCCACGTACCGGCCCCCAATTGGCGCTGTAGCCGTCGCATCAACCCTTTTTCGGTTTATTGGTGAACATATGGAAAAACCACATATACCCACGATTGCAGAATTAGAGGCGCTATTCGCGGCCGATGATGCGCCCATGGTGTACCGGGCGCCCCCTAACCCTGAGCGCCTTAAAACGGCTGTGCGGGCTTTCCTGAGCGCATGGGACGACGATCTTAGCGTCCGGGAATTGTCGCCTTTCGTTGAAGAGATACGCAAAGCCGTGGAGGGGCGCCCGTGACTGAGTTTCACGAACGATGGGGGTTGCAGCCAACCTATCCACGGCTGACCCGTTGCACTCGCCGGTATTGGGTGACCTATATCGGGCGATGTATTGACACGGCGAGGGCGACACTATGGCGGGATTCCTGATAGCCGTCGCCTTGACGGTACTTGCGTCGATATTGTTCGACGACTAAACGAGGGGGCTTCGCGCCCCCTCTCTTATTTCACCATCTGCAAGTCTGGCTTGCCCTCGACCATCGCCCGGATGTCTGACTTGCTGCGGTCTGCTAACTCGGGAGCCACCCAGAGGTGTTTCGGGGTCTGATGCTCGCGGCTCATTACCCGGCCAATATCCTTCCAGCCGCTCTCTCGCAGGGCGACGAATAACGTCTCACGAGACGGCTTATGGCCGTCCGTACCTGCGGCAATACCAGACAGCACCTCCGACCATGGAGAGCCTATAACGCCTCTGGCGAAGACTCCGCGACGTTGCCGCACCATATCCGCAACAAACGCCTCGCCGCCGCTCATGCCTAAATCAACCATGGCTAACTTCGCATCGGTTAACGGCGGTACGGCTCCGGGGTTGAACGCGCTAACGTCTCGCGCATCGAGGTAACCCGCCACAGCCTCAAATCCGCCTTTGCTGTACCAATCCCACAGCCTCGCGGCCTCGTCGTCGGGTAGGCGTGGCGCTACCGACCACACCACAAACCAGCGTCTATCGTCAGCCGGAATCGTAATGGGCGCTCGATCATTACTAAACGCCAGCACGAAAATCCTATTCACCACATAGTACGGATGTTGTTGCTTCTTGTTGACTAGCAGCAATTCAGGCGGCGCAGCGATCACGGGCTTCAGGTTGTTTTCCATCGCCCTGCGGTCATCGCCCTTACGGTATCGAATCTCGTTTAGCACGATCACCTCGGACTCGTAGGTATAGCCCCATGAGCCAGCGACCTCTTCAGCCCTAGCCACGGCTATGTTCTTCAGCGAACCGCCGCCAATAGACCACAGGAAAGGCGCCCAGAGCGTGTCCTTACCACCACCCGGCAAACCCGTATGCAGGACGGCATGGTTTATCTTGCGGCTCGGGTTCTGGCGCTTGTACGCCATCACGTTCAAAACGTGTTCGCGCTCGAAGTCGGTCGGGATCATCCGGTGCAGGTGATTCAGCCACAGCGATACGTCCGCGCCCTGTGCGGCTGGCCGTGAGTCCTTCCACTTGTTGACGTAGCCCACCCCGGCCTTCTTTAGTAACTCCGTCTCGCCCGGCGCATACGTCAGGGCGTTAGCGACGTAACTACCCATGGCAGCCCGGTTCTCATCGAAGAACGTGGCCGCCTCAATGCGCCTAGCCTTGTTATGTACGGAATAACACGGCGTACCCCGAAACAGGGCGTTAAACGTCTGCCGGGAATAGTCCTGATGCGTCTTCACATCGAAAAACAGGTCGCCCTCGGCAACGTAAACAAATCGTTTAAACCAGTCAGCCGGTGCCAACTGCGATACATCACCATCCGCGAGACTTTCGTATTCATCCATTGCATTACCCCACTATTCTGCTATTCTCACGGAGCATTGCGATTTTCTCCGTGTAATTCTCCTAGAGAACGTTCAGCCCCACTTCGGTGGGGCTTTTTTTATGGACTGCCCATTCGTCGGTTAGCCGAGATGGTGCGCCATGTGTCGAGGACGATGCGCTCAGTTTCGCGCTTATTCGCCATCTTCGAGTACAGCGCCACCGCCGCACAGTATCGCTCATGCGCTTCCTTAGTGGCGTGGTGGGTCGCGGCAATCGCTTGCCGCTCCGCCACCGTACCCTCAGCATGGGTAAAGACGGCCTCACGGGTCGCCTTCCATCCATACTCAGCACGCTCCATCTCAGCCTTTGCCAGCGCACACGGCTCGTCTGTATCGACGAGGTACCGCAGCGCTTTCTCGGCTCTTTCTTCGCTAATCATACGCCGCACATTCCTTCACATTCGTTGTTGAACATATCCACCTGTCCGTGGTCTTCGGCTGTGGACAAATCAACCTCAATCAACGGCTTGCACGAACGGTGCATAAACTGCTCGCCTTTCCGATTTTGGATTGGTTTGCGAATTAAACGATCTGCTTCCACTGCATCTGCCCATGCTTCTGGGTCTGACTTAATTAATCGCCATTCATGGTCAGAATGATATGGGCATCCAATGCAAGACGATTTTGGCGGCAGCGGATAGCCTTTGCGCTCCATCCATGCAAGGCAATCAGATCGGCTCATGTTTTTTTCAATTAGAGGCCAACGATGAACTTTCCATGCATCCTGCGATGGTTTCATTCGCATCGCCTCATCTGTGCTTATGCCAATCAAAGTTTCACAAACCACTCCTTTTATTCTTTGTCCTGACTTATATCCACATAATTCCTTTTGCTTTTTTGTGACTGGGATGATTTTGTAATGATTAGTGCATTGCCGCAACATTCCCATACGACTAATGCCATCTTCGTTTTTTATAAACCAAGGTATTGCTACAAGTAAATTGCCATTTTTTGTACGCTTTATTATGTTGTCCTCGCGCAAATTGCCTTTTGTTACCCGATGAATTGCGAATGGATGCGGGCACCGCTTTATCTCCGCTTCAAGCCAATCTAACCATTTATAGACATGCTTTGGCTCCCACTGCGTATCGGCAAAAATCGCCGCATCAATCGGTTCTAATTCGCCGTGGGCAATCATCAACGCAAGCGTCGATGACTGCACCCCAGCGCCTAATGACAGAAACCGTTTCATCAGAAGCCCAACGGATCGTTAAGGTCAGCCTTTGACCAGTTGTCCTCAGTCAGCCCCGCAGCAGGCGCAGGCTTCTGCGGCCTTTGCTGGCCTTCCTTCAACTGGACGCTAATGGACAAAAAATTGTTACCCGCCTTTGAGGCTTTCTTCCACGCAGACAGTTTGTACTCCGTACCGCCCACGTTCAGGTCGCCAGTAAAGTCCGGGCGCTTTTCGTTGCCCTTCTTGTCGTTCGGGAACAGCACGCCACGATTAGTATTGTCATAGTTCACAGGGTCATCTCCTTTAGTTTAGAAACTTTAGCATCCAACTCAGCCAAGAAATCAAATACCTCTTTCTCCAACAGGGTGATGCAGTCTGTATCCCTTGGGATACGCAGCACCAGCAGTTGTAACTCCTCGGGCATCCTCGGATCGTATGAAACCCAATCGCACCAGTCCGTACCCGTGCAAGCCATTTGCCATTGCATCTGATAAAAATATTTTTGCGGCGGGTCGCGCTCAAAAAGGTACTCGATGTGCGTAGCCGTAGACGGGCACTTGATCTCGACGCACCCATTCACGCCCACTAATCCATCAGGGCTAGCGCCTGCCATTTCGATTGCAGGATGGTTGATAAAGCCTACCTCGGTGACCAGTTCGCCCACCTTGGCGCTGTAGGCGTCACGGGCTGCGCCTTCCTGCTCCACGCCCCACTCCATCGCTGCTGTAGAAAAACCTTCCGTTGGCTTGCCGGTTAAGCGTTCGCATACCAACTGCGCCATGTAGTTTGCGCGAGTAGCGGCATAGCCACTCTTCGTGCGTGCCACTACGTCAGACACCTTCGAGGCAGTCACCTTGCCCAGACGGGCGGTGTGCCATTCTGTTGTCCTTTGCTCCATCACACTCTCCCTAAGATTTTTTTACGGCCATCACGGGTCATGCACAACGACTGCAACTTGTTGTAGTCAAAGTCGAGCATGTCGCAAATCCAGCGCATCGACCCAGCATCATCACGACGGGAAAAAATCCAGTGAAACGCAGCGCCTCGGCCATCGGCGTTGTCTGCGTCTTTAATCGCTTGCCACAGCACGGCAGACCACAGTCGGCGGTAGCCCGAGTCATCTGTTGATGGCCGATCTACATCGCTCTGGCGTCTAATGGTGTGATAAGTCATGCGCTCGGCACCTTGTACCAAGACAAAACAATCTCAGCCGCATCACGATGATCTTTCAGCAAGCGCAGGTCTTTGGCCTTGTTCTTCTCAAACACGCCGTTTGGATACGCACCAGCCTTACGCTCTTCGATCATCTGCTCCATCATCTCAACGGTATTGGTCAGCGACCAAGCCACGATGTATGACTCAACATCACTTACTATTTCTTTCACTAGCCTCTGCTCCTTTAGGCCGAGGCCAACTTGCTTTTCTTTTCGCTGAACAGGCTCAGATGCACCTTTCGCTCGCTTGCGTTTAGGCTTTTCCATATTCCATTTAACTCCTCGATAGTGGCTGCTAGTTGCACGGCTGCTTCTACGGCAGGATCGGTCGTGGTTGCGGCGACTTCATGCGTCTGCGAGTCGGCGTCGTTGTCGCCTTCAGTCGGGATGCAGAACGCTTGGAAGGCGGCATACTTGTAGGCGGCAGACATGGCTTTGTTACTGGCCTTGTCGCCCGAGTCCATTGCCTCACCTACGGTGATGACCGTGTGCTTGCTGCCGTCTTCGGCGGCTACAAAGTCAAACTCTACAGTCAGCGTGACGTAGAACAGCGCAGTGCCTTGGCGGTTCTGGCGCTCGATAACCTGTCGGTCGGTGACGCGAGGCAGGATGCACAGGCCGTGCTTTGACAGCAGCGGTGAGAGCGCACCGTACACAGCGTCGATGCCACGGAAAGCGTAGCCCTGCGACTGGTTCTTGCTGTCTTTGCTGATGCCGATCTTGGATAGTTCGGCGGTGACAGCGGCAATCTTCTCGTAGACCTTCATGCTTGTTCTCCTCTTGCGCGGATAGCGTCGGCGCACTGTGAATTACCAAAAACCCATGCGACATGAGCGTCTGCCCTGTTGCGCTCAACTAATTCGTCACACAACTCAGCGCACGCCTCACGCTCAACTGCGGCAACTAGGACAACGAAGTGTGCAAGGCTTTCGGCTGTAAAGGCGTAAATGCCATATTCATTTTTAGCCATGCGGATAATGTCGTCGCAAGTCATTGCGGATTCCTCAGTTTGGCGGATGCAGCGTCAATCGCAGCAATGCACTCGGCAAACGCTTGGTGCAGTTTGAAAGCGCCTTCGGCTTCGATGCGGTTGAGTTCGTTTAAGCCTTCGATGACGTTGAAGGCGGCGTGTTCGGCGCGGCAGTGCAACTCCATAAGTCGGTCGCGTTCCTGCTCGGCCAAGATGCGGTAATCGTCTTCCATGTCTTTCTCCATCGGGGCCAATCCCCGAAGTGCAGTATACTCCCGTTGACGATCCTGTCAACACCTGTTACTGTGCAATCTATGACACCCAAACAACTACTGAAGATTTATGGCTCCCAGAGCGAGATTGCTCGGGCGTTGGGCGTAACCCGGCAGGCTGTGCTGCGCTGGTTCAAGGAAGACAAGATTCCTGCGTTGCGCCTGTATCAAATTCAATGCGTGCTGAAGGTCAATGAATAATCCAATCACAAATAGCACCGACATATCGTGGGCGTCACAGGCCAACGTGCGGTATTGGGAAAGCGTCAAGCACACGCCGTTTGGCAAACTGCGGTTAGCCGATGCGTACCTTGCTCGGATCGGCGTAGGCGACTGGCAGCAGCGTGCAGAGCGCACCTCGTGGCTGAAGAACTACGTAGGCGACATCCTGCGCTCGCTGGACGATGCGACTGAGGCATATGGCGACCCGCACGTTCGAGGGATGGTGCGGGAACTGTGGGGCGAACCCGGCGTGACCAAGTTGAAGGCTAGGTGCAAATCGGCATAATCGGCGTATGCGCTACGCCAAACGTCGAGACAACAACCACACCGACATCGTAGAAGCCTTACGTAAGGCCAACTTCGAGGTCATCGACTACGCCTCGGCAGGGCACGACATCCCTGACCTGTTGGCCGTCAAGCCAATGCACGACGGTATGGCGTGGATTTGCTGGATAGAGGTCAAGGCCAAGGGTGGGCGGCTGTCAGAGGGACAGAAACGCTTTCAGGGGCTATTCCAGCCAAGGGGCGAGTGGTACGAAGCCCGTGACCCGGACGACACCGTATGCGCCCTACAGGCGCTTTACTTGCAGCGCCTTAAATAATTCATTTACAATACGGCCATGAAGAACTGGCGCGTATTGAACCAAAACCTGAATCTGTTTAACGAGGCCGAGGT